ACAAGAAGTTACCTTTGATGAACTTATAGAGAGAGGTGCTATACAGTCTGTTCAGATTCAGGTTAAAAGAGTGCATATGTGTGTTATTATGGGTGATAAGCATCTCTATAGTAGAGAATTGCCTATTGATAAATACCCTATAGTACCATTTATGAGTTTACATACCCGAACTCCTTATCCTCAATCTGATGTTAGAATGGTGAAAGGTCTTCAAGAATATATAAATAAGATGCGTTCTTTGATAGTAGCACATGCAACAACTAGTACAAATACTAAAATATTAGTACCAGAAGGTAGTGTAGATATGTCTACATTTGAGGAAAAATGGGCACAACCTGGTGTTGCCATTCCATATGACCCAACGGATGGCGCTCCTATGCCTGTTCAACCTACTCCACTTCCTAACGAGTTGTATAGTGGTGAAACTAATGCTAAAAGTGATATTGATCATCAGTTAGGACTATATGAAATGATGATGGGAAATACGGCAGCCGCTCCACAAACTTATAAGGCTACTATCTCATTAGATGAATTTGGACAAAGAAAAATTAAATCTAAATTAGCTGATATAGAATCTGGATTAACTAAGCTTGCTCAAGTGGCTATACCACTTATGCAGCAATTATACTCTACTGAGAAAGTATTTAGAGTAGTACAACCTAATAATTCAATAAGTGAATTTATGGTTAATAAGAAATTAATAGATGATAAAACTGGAGAAATACAAATTTTTAATGATATAACAGTAGGGCAATATGATGTAGTATATATCTCTGGTAGTACCCTACCTTCAAATAGATATGCTGAATTAGAGTTTTATATGGATGCTTATCAGAAAGGTATTATTGATAGAACTGAAGTTCTTAAGAAAACAGAAGTATTCGATATGGAAGGTGTAGTACAAAGAACAGATGAATTAATGCAGTTGCAAGGATCATTGCAACAAGCACAACAAGAAATTAAGAAATTACAAGGTGACCTGCAAACAAGAGATAGGGAATCTGTAAACTTAAGGAAAAAAGTAGAAGTTGAGAAGTTTAAGAGCGACCTTGACCAATTAGGCAATAAAGCCAAAGCAGCAAGCACCGTTTATGAAAAACGACTCGATGACAACCTAGCCACGATTAAGCGTGATATCGCTGAATCATTAAAAGAACCCGCTTCAACCTCTCCTGGTGGCAAAGAAGAGCAAGCGAAAGGAAAGAAAAAATGACAGAAGAAATGGATACCCCTCAAGTAGCCAATGATAATCCAAATACTAATGAAGCATTTGAAGGACCATGGCCTACACAAGAAGAGAGCTCCAACCAAAATACTGTAGAGGATGCATTTTTTGGCAGCCAGGAAACACCAGCAGAGGAGGCTCCCCAGCAAGGAACACCCGAACCTGCACCTCCAGTTCAGGAACAGCCTTATGAGGCTAAAAATGATGAGAAAAGATTTGAATATTGGCAGTCTCAAGCTGCTCAAAAGGAAAATCAATTAGCTCAAATGCAACAACAAGTAGATGCTATTCAACAGAATATGCAACAGCCAGTTGCTCAACCTGAACCTATGGAGGAATCTTTTCCTGAACCTCCCGAAAAGCCCGGAAGACCTAGAGGATTCTCTAGAGAGGAAGCTATGAGCGACCCATCTAGTGATAGTGCTAGGTATTTAGATGATCTAGAAGATTGGCGTGATAATACAAATGATTATAATGCCGCTAAGCAGGAATACAATCTTGCGCAAATACAAGAAAAGTATGATGCACAGGAACGTATTCGTCATGAAGATATTCAAAGACAACAAGCTGCTCAGGCACAGGTTCAACAAATGCATGAAGTAAAAGGCCATTTAACTGGTCATTATGCAATGCAAAGTGATGAAGCTGATCAATTTATACAAGTCATGTCAGACCCTAGTTCATTAAGTCTAGATAATTTAGTTCAACTGTATAGAATGCAAAATAGTCAACCACAGACTGAAAATGCAGGTCCTAGTCAGGCATTTCGCCAGGCACAAAGGGCTCAGCAAATACCGTCTCCTATGGGAGTACAAACAGGTCAAGGTGGTGGAAATGATGCAAGAAGTGCAGAGGACTCTATTATGGACAATATGATATCGGATTTTAAAAGTAAAAATCCGTGGTAACCAACCCTACTCGAAGGTTCGATAATAAGATTGATTTCTTTAGAGCAGTTGAGAGAGGGTAAATAGAGGTATTAAAAGATGGCAAATGTCTATTCAAACGGGACAGGACAAGGTGCTAACTTTACAGGCGAAAGCCTAAATAATACTCGTAGAAAGTTTAATTTTGGTGATAGGGTTGCCGAACTTGCACCTCAGCAAAGTCCTTTCTTCGTGTATTTAAATAAAGTAGCAAAAAAGCCCACTAATGACCCCGTGTTCAAGTTTCTTGAGCAAAGACATCAGTGGCAAAGAAGGAACATGGAAGTCCATGCTGCTTCAAACTCTCATAGTGCAGCAGTTGGTGCAGATATGGGTGTTAATCTTCAATTAAAATGTGGATATGATTCATATGGTAAAATACAAGCAGCTACTGCTCCTACCTTTTTAGTAGGTGGAATGGTAATTGCTGTAGAAGCTGATGATGGTAATGTCTATAGATTTAAAATCGATGAAGATGCAACTATTTCAACTCATGGCACAGATGGTACTAATGGCTATGCTCAAATTGATACTGGCGAAGCAACTGTAGTAGGAACAGCAACATCTTCTACTAGTTTTGCAGCTGGTAATAAAGCGCAAGTTGTTGGCAGTGCATGGGCTGAAGGAACTGATGCTCCTATAGGCTGGGAAGATAAGTTATTTGACAGAGAAGGATATTGTCAAATATTTAAAACTGGTATGAATCTTTTCTCTGGAACATCTAGAGCTACTGAGTATAGAGGTATTAAAAATGAGTTTCAAAGAATCTGGCAAGATAAACTTATGGAACATAAAATGGATATTGAACAAGCTATGTTATTTGGCTATGGTTCAATAGATGTTGATGGAACTATCGGTGGTACAGCAAATACGGGTTCTCCATTAAGAACAAGTTGGGGTATAATACCTTATACTGAAACTTATGGAAAAATGTACAGTATGAGCTATGCTTCTTCTGGATATGATGCTTTCTTGGATGCAATGGAAGATTTCTTTGCACCTGAAGGTGGAAATTCTGGAAATAAGTTAGTTCTTTGTTCTAGAAAAGTTATTACTTATTTAAATAAAATGGGTAGTGGTTCTTTCTTAAATAATTCTGTAGGCTCTTCTCAATATCGATTAGACGTGCAAAACATAAAAGGTTCTTTCGGGCATTCAGTAACAATGGTAAATACAATTTTTGGTAATTTACATTTTATTGCTGATCCTCTATTAAGAGGCCCTTGGGAAAATCATTGTGTTGCAGTTGATATGAAAAATGTAGCATATAGACCACTAATGGGTAATGGTATTAGTCGAGATACCTTCATTGAAACTAATGTACAGGACAACGGCGTTGATGGCAGACAAGATCAAGTCATCACCGAAGCTGGTCTTGAAATTAGTCTTCCTGAAACTCATGCAGTACTTAAGTTTTCTTAAGGGGAGGTAGATTATGGCTGTAATAGGAATAAATAGCGGTAGTATTACTGAAGGAACAACTCATGCTCAAGATTCTGCTTATAGTAGATGGATAGATAAAAGAGAAGGTGGAGTTATGTATTTAATAACACCTACTATTGATCCTACTGATACTGATGCTGAAATCGTTAGTCCGGGTATTGCTGGAGCTTTAGTAAATGGACAGAAAATTACGGTAGGATTTAATACTACCACAACTGGTAGTGCTAGTGTACAACCAGATTTTCATGTCGATGGTTCTATTGATGGTAAAAACTGGGTATTAGTAGGCTCTCAATTAGATGCTGATACTGAAGTTGATACAGCAGGTGTTCAACTTCATGCTGTTGATTTATCTACTTATAACTTACCATGGTATAGACTTGCATTTAATGCTGGTAATGATGATATAACTACTTGGCAAGGAGTTTTCTTTGTTGGTGGTTTAGCTGGCGGAGGAAATGTTGGTATAGGTACAGTTGGTGGTGTAGGAGCTGATCCATCATAGTAAGTAATGATGTAATCGTTAGGGGGTCTTTATGGCCCCCTAGCATAACTTAAAAAGGAAAGAGGAAATGAGTGAATTAACAATAACACATGCTGGTAGTACTGTTACTCAGTTACGTCCTGGTATGGGTTCTATTAATGAGAGATTGAATCAGATGAAGACTAAAGTCTTTTCAATCACTCCAGACACAGCCACAGAAGCTTGCGCTACAGGAGATGTTATTTTCCAGGCTGATGAATTGTCAAATTTCATGTCTGAAAAGGGCGGAACTGCTATCATTCAATCAATATGTATTTTAGATGACGATGACCATGGAAAAGCAATAGATATAGTATTTATGGATAGTACTGGCTTATTGGATGAGGGAGATGATGGTGGACCTATAGATACCGATGATGATACTGATTCAGCTCCTGGACAAATATTAGGAGTGGTAAGTGTGACTAATTATTTTGATGGATTACAGTTTCAGTATGGTCAAAAGGATAATATTGGTCTTGCTATTAAATCTGCTAGTACTACAAGAAGTGTATATTTAGCAGCTGTTAATAGAGGTTCTTCTTCGACATGGACTGCTGCAGGTTTGCATCTTAAAATAGGCTATATCCAAGATTAATGTTTGGAGCTAGAAAAATAGCTGTAATGGGCGGTGGTGTCTTTAGAGATGAAAATTCAGTATTATTAGATGGAACGGATGATTATTTTACAAAAGCATCTGTAAGTGGTTTGCCATCAGGGGATACTTTTAGTATAATGGCTTGGGTTAAATATAATAGCACTTTAGGCGCAAATCATTTTAATTTATGGGGACGAGATGCAGCGACTGATAACCCTACATTTAGAATTAATGATAGTAATATGAAATTAAACTTGCTCCAATATGGGACTGCTTCTAAATCAGGAAATACGGCTTTGACTCAAGATGTGTGGCATCATGCTGTTGCTGTTGTCGACAACAAAGCCTGTACTTTCTATTTAGATGGAGCTGCAGATTCACCAACAAGATCTTTTAGTAATAGTTTTGTTCATGCAAACGAGGTTACTATTGGTAAACATAGCTCTGATTATGGGGGCGGACATATAAGTGAAGTTGCTGTATATGATGCAGCCTTATCAGCAAGTCAAGTAAAGACGATTTATAATGGACGTGAGCCGTATAATCATAGAGAAGGCATTCTTCCATCTAATTTAAAAGGATGGTATAGATTTGGAGATGGAACAGAGGGTAGCTCTGGGAACACAATTTATGACATGTCTTCTAATTCTAATGATTTGGCTTTAAATGATTCCGATGGAAGTGGAATAGCTTATACGGGAGATACACCATAATGGCGTTTGAAAATAGAAAATGGGTTATAATTAATGTATCTGATATTACTGATGATATGATGAGCAATGTATTTCAAGATTCAAAAGATAGATTAAGAAAAACTTTAGATGGTAGTAAAGCAATATTGAAATGGGATGGCGATACACCTTCTTGTTTTGATGGGATGACAATTTATACACATTCAGATATATTGGTGGAATTAGCAAAATCTGATTGGAATAAAGATGAGGATTAATGATAGACTTAGAAGCAAAAGTATGGAAAGGAGTATCTATGCTAAAGAAGATAGAAGAAAGTAAGGAGAAAATAGAAGGGCAGTTTAAAGGTTTAGTACAAACTGAAACTGAATTGATCTCTAAGCTTAATGAAATAAAAGATTTAAAATCAAGATGCTTAGGTGCACTTGAATTAATTAGTAACCTAGAAAAGGAAGACGATGGCGTCAACGACAATAAAAAATCGAATAAATGATTTAATAGGTGACTTTGTTTCAGAGTTATCATCTGAATTAGAATTAGTATGTTCTGCTTTTAATGAAGTAGTAGATTTATGTCCTAATAATCTATTGTGGAAATATGTAGATAATTTTGAAGATTTGTATTCAGGTAATGCTAATTTTCCACTTGAAGGCTATAAAATTATAGCAATTCATAGAAAAGATACAAATGGAGTAAAAAGAATAGCTAGGCAAGTATCGGTATCAGAGGGAAACGCAGCATCAGATGCTAATAGCATTTATTATATGGATGCAGCTCAAGAGAAAAGTCCAATTTTCTTTATCGATGGTAGTGGAGCTTCTTTAAAGTTATTGCCTGCAGTAACAGGCCTAACAGCTGGAGTTGCTAATACTGCTTATGCTTATTATTTTAAATATTTTAGTCCTGACGATTCTGAAACTGATACAATTCAAAGAGTATCCATTATTAATATGTATCTCTATAATGAGGATGCAAATAAATCTATAATTAATCACGGTTATCCTAAAGAAGCAGTGCAGGCAGGTTGTTTAAAAGCTGCTATTAATATA